CGACCTATGCGGGCTATGTCGTTGGGGTTGGCGGCATTTCCACCAACGGAACCATTTGGACAGTCACGACTGGAACAACCCACAACTTCTTGACCGGGCAGACAGTTTACCTTGGTGGCCTTTATTCCAGTGGCCCCGGTAGTTACAACGGTTCGTTTACGATTGCATCTACAGGTGCAACCAACACTTTCACCATCGCAAATACGGCTCAACCCGGCGCAGTCACCTTACAAGGCACTGCAACCGTGCAACCCTTCCCCCTTCCAGCAGGAGGGGCAGTTTCGTATCAAGGCATCAGCGGTTCAACTAATGCAATCTGGCTCACTGGCTCCAACCCGCAAACGCTCTCTGGCGATGTGACGGTTGGCAATACAGGAGCAGCCACGGTCAAGCAGTTGCAAGGAACCCCCGTTTCGTCCACTGCACCAACCTCGTCAAACAACCTCATGGTCTACAACGGTTCGACGTGGACAGCGCAAGCCCTCAACGGTGATGTAACGATGACTACGGGGGCTACGGCGACCGTCGGCAAAATCCAAGGTGTAGCGATCAGCGGAACTCCCGCATCTGGTTCGACGGTTGGAACCACAACCGGCAGCACTGGACTGAGCACTTTTTCACCGACCGTCCTCACCGCTACCTCTGGCACGAGTGCATCGTGGACACCAAAGAGCGAGGTGACTGTTTTTTACAACGGAACCGGATCGGTGGGTTCCACGACGGCTTACACCTACAACGTTCCGTCATGGGCGACCAACCTTCGAGTGATCTGTGTGGGCGGTGGAGGTGGTGGAGGCGGCGGCGCACAGTCCCTTTCGCTAACTACCTCCAACGGTGGAAACGGTGGAAACGGTGGAAACGCCACCATTGCAGACATTCCGGTTTCAGCACTTGGAGGTTCCTCGACTGTTTATGCGGTTGTTGGTGGTGGAGGAGCCGGTGGTGCGGCGGTTGGCACAGGAGCAACAAGTAATGGAAATGCGGCGGTGTTGGGGCAGCCATCATGGTTTGGCGGAACCGGATCGTCAGCAGTTACCGCTGCGTTCGCCATTGCCTCCGGCGGGGCTGGTGGCCTTGGCGGCCTTTACAACTCTGCGAACAACTCGTCGAACAGCGTCACGTCCATTGGAAACATCGGTGTTGTCCTCATCGGGGGGGTTGGTGGAAACGGAACATCTACCGCAGGTCAAAGTGGATCGCTCTCAACCGCCGGAGCAGGTGGACTAACTAGCGGCGGTGGTGGAGGCGGAGCAGTGGGTGGCGGCAGCGGAAAATCCGGCGGACCCGGCGGCACGCCGTCGATTTCACCATACGCCAACATCGCCGGAGTGGCGGGAACCACTGCCCCTGTTTCACCGACAAGTGGATCGTCTTACGGCTATGCCTCTGGCGGTGCTGGTGGTGGTGCATACAACCAAAACGGAGCAACGGGGGTCTATGGTTCCGGCGGTGGCGGTGGCGGTGGCGGGCTGAGCGCCAATGCTCCGGGTGCCGGTGGAAACGGTGGCTCCGGCTTCGTCGTTGTTATTGCGACCTAATCATGGGCATCGGCTACAAGCAGATAGGCAGAGCCTTCCTCGGCGGATCGGAGTTCTACTTTTCCGGTCTTGCTCGAACTGAGGCTTCACAGGCGGCAGAACACTTTGCTACCGACGCTCCCCGCTCGCAAGGGCACCATGTAATCGGTGAAATCGCACAGGGCGTTGTTGCGGTGGACAACAGCCGCAACTCCGTTGCTGGTGCGGGCGTTCTCGGCTCCATGATCCTCGGCTTTGGATTTCCCGCCGCACAGGCTTCATGGCTTGCGCTGCCCGCCGCCGAAAAGACCACCCGCCGTAGAAATGCTACGGAAGTCGTTGCCGAAATCACACGGAGCAGCCGCAGCGTCACCGCAAAGCGTAATGTGGCAGAGGCAGTCGAGCAGTTCGTCGCTGAGTCCCGATCCACTTACGGGCACAAAGAGGGTTCTGCCCTTGCTGAAATCCAGCGCACAGTTGCAGGTCGCAAGACCACCCATCACGAAGCCAGCGAAGCCACGGGACGAGAGGCCACCACGAGTAGCCGGATCGCCGTTCACCAACCAGCCGCAAGTGTTACACAGCGATTTGCCGCACGAGAACAGAAAATCCGCTTCCTGCAACGGGTCGGGGTGGCTGCGATGTTGTCGTTCGAGGCGGTTCGCAGCGCACGGGTGATCGTCAAAAAGCCTGAGGCTATCCAAACCTTCGCAACCGACGGCACAAAGAGCGTCGGACGCACCACATCTTCGACGATTATCGAAACTTGGGGCAACAACCCATCTCCGAGGGTGCAAGCACGCTTCAAAGCAGGGATTTCAGCGTTCCGTGAGGCTACCGAGGCATACCGCCATGTCGCTTACAGCCGAGCAAACGAGGTCACACTCCGGCAAGTTTCCAGCATTTTCCAATACCTCGTGCAGTTCGACCATGAGTTCAAGATCATCTTCAACGAGATTTACAAGAAGGGGTTGTATGGTGAATACCCCGAGGGTGGATCGGTTGGTCAAGACAGCGGAATGTCCACTTTTGGAACACCATCAACCACGGTAATCTTCACGGACGATGGAGTAGCATCGTATCGAGAAGGTTACAACCCGTATTTGGAGAGCGAATAAGCCGTGACGATCCACTACCCGACAGCCGCCGCAAGCCTGCCCGATGTGGAGTTCACATGGAACGACGCTGACGGGAACGCCATAGATTTCAGCACCGGTTGGTCATTCAAAATGACCATTGGCCGCCCGCCGAACCCTGCCGTCATCACCAAGACCTCCGGCATCGTCGGATCAGCCGCAGTTCCCAACTTGACGGTCGTTTGGGCACCGAGCGAACTCGCTTCCCTCACGCCGGGTGTGTGGTATTTCCAAATCACCGCTTCCTACGGGCCGCAAGCGGGCAAGGCTCGCATCTTGACCGGTTCTATCCGCATTGACCAAGCGATTATCCAATAGGTGAAATCATGACGTGGACATACACTTTCGACCCAACAAGCAGCCCAAAGGACACAGTTCGCTTCCTCATCGGAGATGTGGTGGAGGCAAACCCCCTTTTGCAGGACGAGGAAATCTACTTCTCCCTCAATGAGGTGAACATGGAGCCGTATCGTGCGGCAGCCAACTCTTGCGCCAACCTCGCAGCGCAGTTCACCGGCCTTGCACAGAGCACGAGCAAGTCCGTCGGCGGCCTGAGCCTGAGCCAGACCTACGGTGATCGTGCACAACGCTATGAGCGTCTGTCCAAAGACCTGCTCGCTCGCTCCCGTCGAGTTGCACCGCCTATTCCAAACGCCGACCACCGTGCCCTCGGTGCAGAGTTGAAGGTTGGTATGTTTGACCGCTATTGGGCGGTGGCGAACGACTGGCCTTCCAACTCCGAACTTGGCACTTCGACCACTTACGGGACTGGCTACAACCCCGGCGATGAAGGTGTGGTGGGGACGGACTACCGCCCTGAGCCATGAGCAGCATTGACCCAGAACTTCTGGGACTCATGACGCAGACCATCATCATCGAGAACATCATTTCAGCACCGGATCACAACGGGAACCCGCCGACTTTGGACGGCTATGGCCGCCACTACGTCAACGGAAGCGGGGAAAGTGGCTCAACGGTGGAGTATGGCGCACCCGTGACCTACAAGTGCCGCCTCGAATATAAGGCAAAGGTTCTTTCCACCATCAACGGGCGTGATCGGGTCAGTTCTGGCCGGGCTTACCTTGCCGGGTTCTTTCCAAACCTCACAACCGAGTGTCGAGTGACCGTCCCCAACCAAACACAGGAGTCCATGAAACACCCTGTCGTCATGTTCATCGAGAACAACTTTGACGAAACGGGGCTAACGGGCTACAACACGACTGTTCACTTCGAGTAGGTGGTGAAATATGGCACGGGACATTAGGGCTGTCTGCTCATACAACCCCAAGATTTTTACTGAGCCGACCAACGGCATCACAAAGGGCATCAAAAAGGGTATCAACGAGGTTATGCAAGAGGTGTTCGACGAGAGCCAAGAACTCGTCCCCGTGGACACCGGCGCACTTCGGGACTCCGGCATCTTCATCACCGCACAGGAAAGCGTTGACGGCATCACCGCCTCGGTTTCCTATGGAGATGAAATCGTGGACTATGCAATGGAGGTTCATGAGGACTTGGAGACATTTCACGAGCCACCCGGTCAGGCTAAGTTC